GGGAACCGAAGGTCACAACGATTGGTTCTTAGCAGAGTTCGAAGGATTCACCAAGCGGCAAGAACTAGAACGTGCCATTCTCAAAAGTGCAGACTTGTTGGAGAAAGGCGAATACGATCCAGTTGAAAAGATCATCAAGGATGCTGTGCAAATCAGTCTCACAAAAGACATGGGCACAGACTACTTTGAAGATCCAAGAGGCAGACTTATGGCTCTCAAAGACAACAACGGACAGATCAGCACAGGCTGGCCTGCTATGGATCGTAAACTGTTTGGTGGCATGAACAAAGGCGAACTCAACATATTTGCAGGTGGATCAGGGTCAGGTAAGAGTTTGTTCATGCAGAACTTGGCTGTGAACTGGGCCACAGCAGGACTCAATGGTGTGTATCTCACACTTGAACTCAGTGAAGGCTTGAGTGCAATGCGCATCGACAGCATGATGACAAATGTCAGCACTAAAGAGGTGTTTAAAGATCTTGACACTGTTGAAATGAAAGTAAAAATGGTGGGCAAGAAAGCAGGCAACTTGCAAATCAAATACATGCCAGCACAAAGCAATGTAAATGATATTCGTGCATACTTGAAAGAACTACAGATCAAAAACGGTTGGCAGATTGATTTCTTGCTGATAGACTATTTGGATTTGATCATGCCAGTGAGTGCAAAGGTAAGTCCAAATGATTTGTTTGTTAAAGACAAGTATGTGAGTGAAGAACTGCGCAACTTGGCCAAAGAACTCAACTGTGTGTTTGTAACAGCAAGTCAGTTGAATCGTAGTGCTGTTGAAGAAATTGAATTTGATCACAGTATGATATCTGGTGGTATCAGTAAGATCAACACAGCAGACAATGTGTTTGGTATCTTTACAAGTCGTGCAATGCGTGAGCGTGGACGCTATCAGATACAGTTGATGAAAACTAGAAGTAGTAGTGGTGTTGGTCAAAAGATTGACTTGGAGTTTGATGTTGAAAGTTTGCGCATCCGAGACTTGGGCGAGGATCAAGAGTATCAACAGTTTAAGAAACAGAGCAGCAGTATATATGAACAGATCAAGTCAAAAGAAGGCAGCGGTACTGTCACTGCAGATGATGAAGATGTGGGCAAAATCACAGCCAGTGTGCAGAGCAGCAAACTCAAAAACATGTTGGCAGGATTAAAGAGTGAATGAAACAATTGAGTTTGATATCAATTTAGCGATATCAGGTGATGCCAAAATTGCAGTGTACATAGATGATGCGGAGATGAAAGGCATAAAATTTTCACACACACTTGACTTTGGCAATCATGTGTTAACCATTGTACACAGTGGAAAAACCAACAGCACACCCAATCAGCATGTAATTATAAACAGCATCACAATTGATGGCATTGACCTTCGCGATATGCTGTGGACTGACAGTGTGTGCATTCCGCAATATCCTGAACCTTGGGCAAGTGAACAACGTGCTCAAGGAATTGAACTTGAGCAACGTGTGGTGGGAGAAACATTTCTTGGACACAACTGCGAATGGCAGTTGCCATTTACCAGTCCTTTTTATGAATGTGTGATGAATCATGTACGATAAAAATCTAGTTACAGACAAAATTAACACAGTCAACGACAGTCGAATACTTGAACTTCAAAATCAGTGGTACAAACAACCACAGACCATACACACCTGGAATGATTATGTTGAAATTGCACAGCATTGGTTTGTTGACAGCAAATTGGTACAATTGCATGGCATTGAACATTTTCCATATGTAGATGTTACACAAGGCAATACACACTACATAGAAAGTTTTATATTAAAGTATGGCTGGGATGGATTTCAAATACTCAACAGAGAATATGCTTATTATAAACTGATGGGCAAACATGGTGTTGAACTAGAACTGTTAGAACCAAACAAACCAATTATTATCACCATTCCAGATTTTTTTACAGGTGATGTACGAGATGAATGGGCAGATCTACTGTGTATTGCGGAAACAAAAAACATAGATTTGCATTTGGACTTTGCATGGTTAATGGTTGCCAGAGATATTGAAATAGATCTAGCTCATCCCTGTATCAAAAGTTTTGGCATTTCAATGAGCAAACTAGGATTAAACTGGAATAGAGTTGGATTGCGTTGGAGTAGACAACGCACAATGGATAGCATCACCATTCTCAATCATTATTACAAACAAGATATCAACACCAATATATTCAGTTGTGGTGTGTATCACATGCAAAATTTAGACAGAGACTATGTGTGGAACACCTATGGTCTGTTGAACAATGACATTTGCAAACAACTTCAATTGACGCAAACCAAGTTTGCACATTGTGTAAATCCTAGCAACAATGGATTGCAGTGTATCACGCCATTGCTGATTAAACATGCTTAGAGTAGAACATCATTGGGATCCACTACAAGTTTGTTTGGTTGGTACCACTTATGATCCCAAGTTGTATGACTTTGTACAAAGCACAACAGTTAGAAAAACATTACAAACAATCAGTGAGCAAACACTTGAAGATTTAGAAAACTTGTGCAATGTGCTAGAAAGTTTTGGTGTTGAAACACATCAACCCAACATCAGTAGTGCGTTCAGTGATGTGACAATGGGTGATAAAATGTTACCAGCACCTCTTACTCCACGAGATTACACTGCCATGATCGACAGTGTATGGTTCATGCCTGAAGCAGTGAGAGAAGAAGAAATGGCACAGTATGACTATACATGGTTAAAACCAATTGAGCAACTGATGCACAAACACGGAAACACTGTGCATTACAACACCAATGGCATCATAATAGACAGTGCTATGGTACATCGCTGCGGTGATACACTACTGGTAGGAAACTGGACAGATGGTGATGATAACAGTGCCACTGTTGATGTTCTACAAAAAACATTTCCAAATAAAACTGTACACTTGCTCGACACACAAGGACATCTAGATGGTGTACTGTGTCAAATAAACTGTAACACAGTGCTGCACAGACCAGACTGGACTGATGGTGTTCCTGGATGCAACAGTATACCTATTCCACACAGAAAAGGCACAGCACATCCGCATATAGAAAAATATTGGTTGCCTGAATATATCAACAGTGTTGAGTTTGAAAATTTTGTAGAAGAAAACATCACGCACTGGATTGGACATGTCAGTGAAACTTTTATAGATGTAAATATGTTGATAGTTGACAAGTACAATGTAATAATGAGTGTTGAAAATCCTGAGTTAATCAAAATATTAGAAACATTCAATATCAGTGTCACAGTGGTACCACTTCGCAATCAGTTGTTTTGGGATGGAGGTATACACTGTGTTACCAGTGATATGGATAGAGCATGTTAGATATACAACAAATCAAAATCAGCACACAGCACACACTGGCAGTTTTAAAACACATACACAGTATTGATGGTGTACAACTGGTGACTGGTTTTTTTGATCAAGCACTGCTGGATAAATTGCTTGAATATTGTCAAACATCACATGGATGGCAATTGGCTTACAATCTTGTGCAAGAAGAAATTGAATGTAGGGAAAAAATAACCTGGGAACAAGACACAGTGGTTGAGGTAGCACACAGCGTGTTACAAAATGTTACACCACAATTGGAAAACGTATTCAACAAACATTTAAAATTTAATGGTTTAGATTTGTGGAAAGACACTGAGGGTTACTATATAAAACGTCACACTGATAATCCTGCGTTCAATGCCAGCATACAAATCTATATCAACAACCTATCTAATCTCAGCACAGTGTTTGAACACAATGGCATACACACAACAGATACAAATCCTGGCAGTGGATACATTGCAGACAATACTGTGGGTGTCCCTCACTGGTTAAATGGTGTAGTACCAGCAAACTTCAACAGATACAGTTTACACGCTACATGGACTTAGTCAAGATAACGCTCTAGTCTATGTCCTTGTGCATCATAACATTCAATGTAACGTGCACCATTGCTCATGCGTATCTTACCACTGCCCACAATAACATCATGATCCTTGTGTGAAAACGGACGTTTTACAGTGATGTCCACATACTCACCATTGGCAATGCCTGCAGTAACAAATGTAACATAGCGTCCACTTTCGCCGCGGAATGTTCTACCATTGGCTATGAGTCCTGCAAAGTTTACTCTATCACCCCATGTTTCTTGTATGAACATGCCAGGCATAAATTCAGGCTGTGTCCAATAACCATGTTTGCGATACTGTGCTTGTGGTGTGCTGACAATGCCATTCTCATAACCCAAGTCACGCAGATCCCAGCCCACATTCTTTGCTTCTGTTTTGTGTACCCAACGTCTGTATGATCCCACACAGTGTTTGAGTGCTGCACGCCAGAACTGCTTTGGATTGTGTGCTTTTTGATATGCTAATGCCCAAATCAGCCTTCCAAGATTCACAGCATGTGCTCTACACAATCCAAAGTTACCCAAACCATACAGTTCTTGGATAATCTGCTCTTTGTCCTCACACTCTCCCATTCTCCCCATAAACTCCATCACACGTTCTTCGTCACGCTTTGCAAATGCACGACGATACATATCTGCTTCATACATGTCACAACCAATCAAGTTTGCTATCTTGCGTATGGCATCATCCTCATACACTATGGTATCTTCCAGTGCCTGCTCTGTCCAGTCTTGGAAAAATGCTGCCTTTTGTCTGCCTGTTGTGGCCACAGGGCGTATCAGTGCTGTGGCAAACACACAGTCACTTTTTGATTGTGGTTGTATTGCTTGGAACAGGCGTCGCATGGCCGGGGACTCAGCCTGCGTTACGCCCAACACATCACCTCTGCACAGCAGTTGTGATGTTTCAAAATCTTGTTCTGGATATGCTTCCAGTGGTGTGTCGCTGTCTATTTCCAACAGTTGTGATAGTCCTCTGTTGGCCAATATGTCTATTTTTAAGTGTTCTAAATCTTCTACTTCTCTTTTGTCCAGCATCAACTGATTGTCTTGGTTGATTAGACTTTTTGGTAGTTTGTGCTTTAATATCACAATGCCACCACAGTGTTTGCTTATTGATCTTTTTTTGCCTAATAGTTTCTTTTCGAGTCTCATTGCCTCTTCCTTATCGATGTCATAATCTTCATACTTAAAATTGCGAGGGAGTTTGCCAGATGCGCCAAGACGGCGTGC